ATTCAAAGTAGATGTCAAACCTTTCAGATTATACCACCAACTAAAAAAGATGTTGCGGTTCAAATTAGCAAAATATTAACGGAGGAGAGAATCCAATTTGAATTAAAAGAATTAGTTCCAATCGTAGATTCATCATATCCAGATATTCGTAAAATTATTAATACCTGTCAACTCAATTCCTCAAAGGGGATATTAAAAATTGATAGTAGTAGTATATCTGATGCAGATGTTAGAGTAAAAATTATAGATATTCTTAAATCAAAAGATGATAAGAGAAATCGTTATGTAAACCTAAGACAAGCAGTTGCAGATTCCCGTATACAAGATTTTACTGAATTATATACACATCTTTACGAAAAGGTAAATGATTATGCAGTGGGTAATACTTCTGCCGTAATTATGATTCTCGCACAAGGGCAATATAAAGATGCTATGATTGTAGATAAGGAGATTTGTTTTATGGCAACTCTTATCGAAATAAACGATGTGATATGATAGAGTTGGTTAATGATAATCTTAAAGAAATTATTAATAACCATTCTAAGGTATTCATAATGTTCTACGCAGATTGGTGTCCTGATTGTGCGAAGATAAAACCCCATCTTCAACGATTATACACATATTATGAAAATATATCATTTGTTTATATCAATGCAGATGAATCACCAAAGAGTAGAAGCATTATCAATTTAACGAATATACCTACCTTTCTAGGAGTCTTTGAGGGAAATATAGTAGAAACACCCCTAATAGGAAGTAAACCCGAAAAAATTGAAGAATATCTTCAAAAATTAGTATCCTTATAATTTGGTAATACGGATATAATTTCGTATATTTAAGGATAAATACGGATATAATGATAACATACGACCCAAACAATCCCTTAACGGATAATGATTTAAAGAAACTATCAGAGGATGATTTCTTTTCATACTTAGACCAATTAGCAGCACACAAACGAAAAGATTCAAGTGTTGTTGGAAAATGGAAAGAGAAAGGTAGAGAAATATTAAAGAAAAATGGAGTAAAGAATGTAAAAACGAATCGTAGACAATGGTTCGATTAAATCAAAACAAAATAAAAATATGTCAACAGAAGTACAATTAGCAAAACCATTAGGAGATAGAGTCCTAATTAAAGTAGATTCAGGAGAAAAAAAGATTGGTGGAATCATCATACCAGACACTGTTCAAGATGGTGATAATAAATTTGGTATAATCGTTTCAGTAGGTAATGGTATTTATACACAAAATGGTGCTAAAATTCCAATGGAAGTAGCAGTAGGTGATAAGGTATTATTACCACATGGTGGAATGAATATTCAAAAAATTAAATTAGATGATACTGAATATTTCTTATGTAGAGAAATGGATTTATTAATGGTTATAAAATAAAATAATATGGCACAAATTTTAGGAGCAGGTGGTCAACCGATTGGTGGACAAAATGAAGAAGTTGAAATCCCATTAGAAAAAACAACATCAATTGCATGTAACAAATGTGGTGGTGAAGTTTTTGTACAAGGATTTGGATTTAGAAAAATATCTAAGTTATTAACAGGTAAACCAAAGGATGAAGTCCTACCGGTAGAATTATTTCTATGTGGTGAATGTGGCGAGGTACTTAATGAAGTATTACCTCCTGGTTTAAAAGTAGAACAGGAATAATGGCCAAATCACTATTCGACCATATAAAGGCAATTACAACTGAACAAGACCCAAAATATTGGGATAAGTTGGATGATGCAGATAAAAAGACTTGGTCTAATTATATGGTACATCGTTTTATCTCAATGAACCCAGATTGGATATCTGTCATTTCAGAGATACAACCTTATACTGAAATATTAGAACCCAAGCAATTATATCTAGCATTAATTGGCATTATCCCAAAAGGAAAATATTACCTTAGATATGTAAAAGGTAAGAAAGAAGATACCTACGAAAAATGGTTAGTTGAATTAGTTGCAAAGGATTATCAATGTTCTACAAAACAGGCCGAAGAGTATTTAGAAATCTTATATTCAACAAAAGAAGGTAGGGAACATATTAAGTATACCTGTGAGAGGTATGGAATCGAATCAAAAGAGATTACCAAATTAAAATTAAAAATATAGTTGGTAATATCGAATAATTTTCGTATCTTTATAGTATAAAAAAACAAATAATGGCAAGAGTAAGTTATAGTCAATACGGAATGTGGACAGGATGTCAACAACAATTCAAACTAAGTTACATAGATAAGTTAGGTGAATCATCTGCAAACATCCATACAATCTTTGGTTCGGCAATGCACGAAACTATTCAACACTTTCTTTCCGTTATGTACGGAGTTTCCAAAAAACAGGCACTTCTATTGGATGTAGAGGGAATGTTAAAGGAAAAGTTGGTAGAACATTTTACTACCGAAAAGGCTAAAATGACCGAAGGTACTCCATGTACTCAAATCGAATTAGAAGAATTCTTTGGTGATGGTAGACAAATTCTACATTATTTTAAAACTAAGTTAGATAAACTTTATACTAAAAGTGGATTCGAATTAGTTTCAATTGAGTTACCCCTAAATGCAGAAGTAAGACCAGGAGTTAATTTTGTTGGATTTATTGATATTGTATTGAAGGAAGTATCAAGTGGTAAAATTATTATCATCGATTTAAAAACATCAACACGAGGTTGGAATCAATATCAAAAAGCAGATAAGGTTAAAACATCTCAGATGCTTCTATATAAGAAGTTTTATTCAGAAAAATATAATGTTCCATTAGATAAGATTGAGGTTGAATATCAAATCTTAAAAAGAAAGATATCAGATACTACGGAATTTACAATCCCACGTATATCTAAGTTTGTTCCCGCAAATGGGAAACCATCAGTTAATGCAGCTTGGAAGGGATTTATGGAGTTTGTTGATTCCGTATATGATGAAGTAGGTGCAGTAAAACAAGTTGATTTTCCTACCAATAAATCAAAATCTTGTGATTGGTGTGAATTCAAAACCCGAAAAATTTGTTCTATTTGGCAGTAATTTTTTCTCTTTTATATATTTTTATATATTTATACATAATAAATAATACATAAAAGGAGAGAGTTATGACAAACACCAAACTGACTACGGTCAAAATCGTAAAAGATGTTTATTCAAAATTTAAACAAATATCGTTTGAATCAAACATCACATTACAAAAATTAGTTAATCGTTCTTTAAACAAATATATTGAAGACGAATCTTTTAGAACTCAGATTAATGAGTATTCAGAATTACAGACAAGTGGTTCACAATTTTAATTTTTAATTTTAAGTAAATGACAGAAGTAAGAAAGAAAAAGAAAATTCTTTTATTATCCGATGATTTTCGAATGTCCTCTGGTATAGCTACTGTATCAAAAGAATTAATTTTTGGTACATTAGATAAATACGATTGGGTACAATTAGGTGCAGCAGTAAACCATCCTGAAAAAGGTAAAGAAATTGATTTGGGTGATGATGCTAGAAAAATTAGTGGTGTATTTGATGCTTCAGTTAAAATCATTCCGTGGAGTGGTTATGGTGATGCTGATATTTTACGCGAGTTAATAATGAGACATCAACCTGATGCAATCTTACACTTTACCGACCCTCGTTATTGGAGATGGTTGTATGATATGGAAGCAGAATTGCGTGAAAACGTACCTATTTTCTTTTATCATATTTGGGATGATTTACCAGACCCTCAGTATAATAGAGATTATTATGAGAGTTGTGATTGGTTAGGATGTATTTCTAGACAAACATATGGTATCGTAAGAAGAGTAGGTCAAAGAACTGATTCACCAACATTCAAACCCCTTGAAGATTGGCAAGTAAGTTATGTACCACATGGTATTAACTCAGATACGTTTAAACCTACGGAAGTACCAGATGAATTCCGTAAAAAAGTATTAGGTGATAAAGATTATAAATTTGTCCTATTTTGGATGAATCGTAATATAAAACGAAAACAACCATCTGATGTCATTTGGGCATATAAACGTTTTGTAGATGGATTACCAATTGAAGATAGGGATAAGGTTTGTTTAATTATGCATACCCAAGCTATTGACGATAATGGAACGGATTTATTTAAAGTAAAGGAAACAATTTGTCCTGATTATGAAGTTAAGTTCTCAGAAAGTAGAATTTCACAAGAGGAATTAAATTGGTATTATAACTTATCAGATACTACAATCAATATTGCAGGTAACGAAGGATTTGGATTAACAACCGCAGAATCGGTAATGGCAGGTACTCCTATTATTGTAAACGTTACGGGTGGATTACAAGACCAATGTGGGTTTACATTAGATGGTAAAGAATTAACTGCAGAAGATTATGTGAAAATCGGTTCGGTACATGATTGGAGAGTATGGGCAGATAAGTTAGGACATGGAGAATGGGTTAAACCAGTATTCAGTAAAGCACAAACCTTAGTAGGTTCAGTACAAACCCCATATATCATTGATGATAAGGTTGATATTTACGAGGTTGCTGATGCAATGAAGTATTGGTATGATATTCCAAAAGAAGAACGTACAAAGAGAGGTTTAATTGGTAAAGAATGGATGTTGAAGAAAGATGGATTAAATACTGAAAATATGTGTCAAACATTAGTAGATGGTATGGAAACTGCATTCGAAAATTGGAAACCAAAACAAAGATATAATTTATATAAAATAGCATAATATGACAGAATATACACAATTGGATTTATTTCCAGAAGAACCATTAACAATTAACGAATTGATTGAAAATGTTATTGAGTGGGCAGAAGATAAAAATATCTTAAAAAAAGAAAACGCTCCTAAACAATTGTTAAAAGTTTTAGAAGAGGTAGGTGAAACGGCAGGTGCTTTATTAAAATCTAATGATGCTGAAATTAAAGATGGTATCGGTGATGCATTTGTAACACTTATCATTTTAGCTAAACAATTAGGATTAGAACCTGCAGAATGTTTAGGTGCA